TTGTATAGCTCCAATACAACTAACCACTATAGTTTTAGACCATTTACCAAGTTCAATTATATTAGTAATTATCTTTCCACTTAACGTCAATATTTTATTTATAAATTTACCTAAAGCATTAGTACCTTTCAAAGTGCCCTCTATTATGCCAGTAAATTTCCATGCTCCCCATAATATTAGAAAAGCCTCTAATACATAACGACATTGTTCTATTACTATTAGTACTGCTTTAATTGCTCCTGCAACTATATTTAATGTTAAGGCCACGGTACCAATAATTACACTACCAGCCCAACTATTCATAAATGCAGTTATAAAATTAATTGCATCTCTCATAACCTCTGCTAATATTGTTCCAACCAGCATAACAATATCACCTATAACATTAATAAACGCCTGGCCTCCTAAATCTAAGAATTTACCAAACCAATTACCAGCACTCATAATAAAGTCTCTTACTGCTATTGCTAGACTATTCATAGAATCTATAAACTTTCTAGTATAGGGGTTGTTATCTGGATTAAGATGGTTCCACAAGTTGCCTAACGCTACAAGTATATCTCCACCAATTTGTAGAGCTACGCCACCTACTACTATTCCTATTTCAGCCATGTGTTGTACAAACTCTTTTCCTCCATGGTCCCATACAGATACTAAGAAACTTTTTAATGCATCACAACTATATCCAAATGCTTGCTTAAAATAATCCCATTTAGATAAAAACCATTCTCCGTAATTATCCCAAGCCTTTTTAAGTGGACTTAATAATTCAGCTAATATAGCTTTAACTCTATTATTCAGTTCTACTAGTGAATTTTCTGTTGGTGATGTATCTATTGCCGGTGATGAAATACTTCCTATTCCTCCTGCACCACCACTACCACCAGAGCCTCCGCCGGAACCACTGCCAGAATCATCATTGGACTTTAATTTATTTATTTCATCAATTCCCATTAATGCTTCTAACTGTTTCTTTGCTTTATCAGCCTTTTTACCTACTTTATCAGTAGCACCACCTAAATTATTCATTGCACCAGTGGCATCATCAATTCCTCCTGTAGCTCCTCCAAAATCAATTGCTCCTGCCCCACCAGAGCCACCAGAACCACCACTTATATTAAATCCTATTGCACTAAGTACAGAGTTGAATGTATTAGCCATTGCTACTAGTTTTGCCATAATAGTATTTATAACATTAATAACTGGTGTTAGAACTGCAATCAACCCTTGACCTATGCTTGCCTTTAATGATTGATATTGTAAACTTAACAATCTAACTTGATTCGCCCAACTTCCACTTGTTCTAGCAAAATCACCATTAGCAGCTGATAATGTATCTGTAACATAAGCAAGCCTTAGAGCAACCTTTTCTTGCTGACTCATAGCCTCTGTAGTTTTTCCATATCCGTTAGCTAAAGCATATTGATTAAGATTCTCTTGTGTCATTACAACACCAAGTTCTTTTAAACTTTCAGTCTCACCAGTAAATACACTCTTTAATTTTGTATAAGCTTCATTTTGGCTTATATTATAAAAGGAAGCTACATCACCAGAAAGATTAGTAAGGGTTTCAGCCATTTCTTCCGCTTGATCTACCGCAAACCCCATTGATTTAGACATGGCTCCAAAGTTACCCATATACTGTTTAGCCATAGTTTCGGATAGTCCTACTGTCTTCATAGCATTTTTAGCAAATTCATTTACTTTAGTGTTCATTGACCCAAATGTAACATCAACAACGTTTTGAACTTCTGTAAGGTTAGATCCTAACTCCAAACATGATTTAGTAAACCTAGCTATTGAAGCAATCGCAAAAACACTAGCTAACATCTTACCAAGTTTATCAAATGTACCACTCATTCCATTAACACTGCTATTAACTCTATTAGTCATGCCATCAACTCTACTTTGTACTTGTGCTACTTGTCTATTAAACTGGTTAGTATTAGCACTGATAACTACTTGTAATTCTTCTAATGTCAATTATTCTCACCTCCAATCTCTGTCTTCAGTGAATTTACTCTTTGTGCAAACTCTTTCATATACTGCTTATTTATTTCCATTTGTGCCTTTACTTTATTTTCTTCATTAACCTTACTCTCTTCTTCAAATAAGTCTGCAAACATATCTAAAAATTGAATTGGTTGATTATCCTTACTTATTATGCATGCTGTACCGTTGGTAATTAATGTAGAAAGCCTATAAACCATATCAGCTGTATCTTTTCTTCTTATTTCCCTTTTTCTTAGAAAAGAATCTCTTACTTTGGTTATTTCTTTAATTGTCATATCGTAAAAATCACTTACACTTATTCCACAATCTAAAGCATCATCAAGTAAGTACTTTTCAATAAACTCTGTGTATGTCTCAGGTGCTTTCTTCAAAAATGGGGAAGTGGTACTTTCACCCTCTTCCCCTACTTTAAATTTTCAGCCTGTTCTTCTGGATTTCCTAATACTCCGCCCTCAGTTAATAGCTCCATTACTTCACTAAATAAGTCCATTTGTGACTTTCCATTTTCAATATACTCATCTACTAGGTCACAAACCTTATCAAATGTCATACCATGTTGATATTTTTGAAGTGAACCCCAAAGAACTGTTACAAGATACTTCAAGGATGGTAAAGGTATTTTATTCATCTTCTTCATGTTAATATTACCTTTGCCATCTACTGGTGCTGTTGCACTCATTTCCATTATTGGATCTAATATATTCATCCCCAGTTTATCCTCTATAAGTATAGTTGAATTAGTTGTTAACCTTAATTTATATTCCTTTTCTCCTACTGTGAATACTTTATACATTGACATATAAACATCTCCTTACTTCTCTTAAAATAATAAAGGACATACAATCAAGTATGCCCTCATGAACTACGTTGTTACTGTTGGGTCCGTTACTGTAATATCACTTTGTAATGCTAGTGATAAAGTAAAGTCAATTGCACCATTAACTCCACCACCACCAAGTTTTACACTGCATTGAGCCTTAAATACAAATTTTGTCCCATCTGGATAAGCTTGTTCAAAGTCTACTACTGACTTACTATCTGCTAATGCTCTTAATACTCTATATGGACTAGTTGCAGAATTATTTTCATACTTAAATTTATAAGCTAAATCTCCGTAATCTCCTATTCCATATTCGTATTGCTTAGTAGAATCCTCTAAGGTTGTATTTTCTACCTTCTCCGGATCATTACCCATTTCAGGAACTTCTTTTAATCCTTTTAATTTTGTAAAAGTATCCCCTGTAGATTTATAACTTAATGTAATTCCATTTGCTAACATTCAATATCATCCTTTCTTATTTAAACTTAATCATTATAAACAAACTCTGTTGAGGTATCTATAATACCTTCATATCTCATAACCTTGTGTTTTAATCCACTTGTATCTGAAACATCTTGGCAAAATGTACGTTGTAACCCTAGCTTTGATAATTTCTTATCTACCTCTAGTGCTGAACTTGATGTGCTTCTATTGTGCCATATATCAATTCTATATCTCAGATATGACTTTGATTCTTCCCCATCTACCCATTCAGCTACTTTATTATCTTCTTCTGTATATTGTATAGCTGGGAACGTTGCCCAATCTGCAGGATAACTGTCACTTACATTAGAAGATATATCTTTAATGGCTGAATATACTTGATCCTTAACATTTATCATCTACCTGCCACCTCCCTTATCTTCTTCTCTAAATCACTTGCTATATTTTTTTTTACAAGTTCTTCATTATTCTTTAAAGCTGGATACATAAACGGTTGAGCTGGTTGACCCTCTGTCCATCTAACACCAACATCAGGAATGTTTACTTTCCATTTATCTTGCTTATAACTTAATGGTCCGGGATATTTATCTCCACCAGATTCCTGTCCTTTTCTACCAGTCCCAAATTCAACATAAGGCGCTATTTCATAATTAGTACTTACTTTTGCTTCAATACCTTTAGAAGTTTCTTTAACATTAGTTACAATACTATTTCTCAAACTTCCTGTATCAACTGTACATAATAGCTTTGCTTCCCCTTGGACCATCTTTATATTTCTTTCCATAGATTGTTTTAGCTCTTGCTTACTATCTATATTCAACTTTTGAAGCTTTTTCATTAACTTATCTATATTTTGTATACTCCCATTACTCATGTTTCTTCTCCAGTTCTATTACTAGATGTGAATATCTTTTTATAGATATAATCTTATAATCTGGCTCACTATCTTTAGATACATAAACACATATACCATCACCTTCTACTAATTGAACGGAGCCATCATAAACCATATTAAGAATATAGTTAAGTCTTTCTCCATAGATTTCAGCTTGTAGTTTTCCACTTGTAGGAGATATATTTGCTTTTATTTCTATTGGTTCAGAATACCCCGGATATTTACCGCCCTCATTATCCTCAATGATAGTTTTTTTCTTAAGATAATAAGTTTTCTTATTCTTTACTCTCAACCATATTCACCGCCTTAAGTCTTCTATAAGCTTTAAGTCTATTCTTAATACCTTCTGGCATTTCATAACTAACAGATATACCACCTTCACTTCTGGAAGCTTCACCTTCAGAGCCTAGCCTGTTGTAATATATTATAGCTAGTTCTCTTTGTAATCCTTCCATTTTAGGTAACAATATATTTCTATTAGTGTAATCCAATATATCAGCTTCAGCATCTTCAAGCAGTTGTATCAGTAGATTATTATCTGCATCTGGTAATCTTACCTTCAACTTTTCTAACTGTGTCACACTAACACCACCTAAAAAGAGGACACTATTCAGCATGCTCTAACATTGTAATTATTTCATCCTTTTTAGCTTTTGAAGGTATTTCAATTTCCTTTTCAATTGCTACTTCTTTTAACTGTTCAATAGTTAAATCACTTAGTTCTATATCGGTATTATCAATTTTACTTACTATAAAACCTCTTCCTTCAAACCATGTAGCAATCCAACTATCTTTAACTTTGGCTACACCTTCAACAAATATAACTGGTCCATATTCACCTGTATACTTATTATCATCTTTAAATTTTACTTCATACATTTACATTCACCCCCTTACTGTACTTTTATATTACGAAGAACTCCTGCTGCTCTAGTCTTTTTAAGAACTGTTGCTGCAACCATTTCAACTTCACCTTTTTTAACCGCTCCAGCTGTTTTAAAGTCTGGTAGCCATGTTTTTATTAGTTTACCACCAGTTGGAGATGCTGCATGAAGTCCATCTAAAGCAAATCTAGCTCCGTATAGGTCAGTTAACCCTGTTGTACTTACTCCTACTGTTCTTGCAACTATTGGAACTGTAGGTTTTGTGGCAGAACCATCATGGAAATACTGTAAATCCACAAGAGGAATACCATTGTATGAATCAACACTTCTACCAAATCCATCAACACCCTTTTCTAAATACCCTGCTCTTCTAGCTGCCTGTTTAATACGTGTAATTAACTTACCATTACCCATTAATGCATCTGGTATTCCATCCATTTCAGCTAAAAATTCATCTAATAGATCTAATAACAACTTATAATTTGTATCCAATGCTGAAGCACTTGATAAGTCTATAACTGACTCTGTATTGATTTCTGTAGATGAACCCACTAACATTTTATCTAATCCATCAAATCCCTTAACAGATTTATCTCCATTGATTACTGCATTGTGAAATAAATTAATTGTAGCTTTTACCTTTTCCTTAAGTTGAAAGTCAACTTCATTTACTGCACCAGAAGTATCTGCTATTACCCTATCAATATCAAATGTTCCACCGAATACCTTAAGCTCTACTGACTTTGTTTGTCTATCTGCAACCTGTGGAGTGTACTCTGTGTTGATATCTCTGAATCCTGCTGTTGCTGGAGTCTTTAATTGAGTATATCCATAAACAAGTGTACTTCCTCCAGTTCCTGGTGATACTGTATCATCAAATATTAATTTATCCATAAGGATAGATCCTCTTCTAAATTCGTCTATAACTTGTTGGTCTACTTTATTTGCCATTCCTACTTTTGCTTGTACTAATGTTATTGCCACTTTTACATCATCCTTTCTTTTTAACCTTTATAAAATTCTGCAAGTGCACCTGTTAGTGTGTTATCACTTGTATTTTTTCCTCCAAGCTTAGGAGTATCTTTCCCTCTTAACTTTTCATTCACAGCTTTCTCTACTGCAGATTGGAAAGCTTTTTCTACTGCTTCAATACTTGTATTACAAGTTTCAGCATCTGAATAATTAAGTATCTCTACTAAATCCTTAGGTAGCCCCTTCTCTGCTAGTGTTTCATAAGCTTGTGCTTTAAGTTCTCTAGTAGTTATATCTTTTTCTCTCTTTTCAAGTTCTGCTATTCTTTTTTCTTCTGCATACTTTGCCTTTTGTTCAGCATTCATCTTAGCTAGTTTCTCTGCTTCTGTCTTTGCATTTTCTAATTCAGTAGCCTTATCTGTTTCCCACTTAGACTTTGCAGTTTCAAGAGCTTTAGCAACTCTTTTATCAAATTCAGATTGATATTTCTTATCTTTAAGAACATCATCAAAATTCTTATCTTCTTTACCTTCCTTGGTTTCTTCTGTACCAGTATTATCTGTTCCAGTTTCACCAGTTTCGGTAGTGCCGCCATCAGCTCCAGTGTCTGGTGCTAATAGTGGTTTAAATCTGCATAATCCTAAGTTTATTAATAGTTTTGTATTCATACCTTACCTCCTTGCCCACTACATTCAATCAAGCCCATAGTGTTCAATTATTTTATTCTAGCCTTTTAGAGCCTTGCTAAGGGCATAATAAAAAGCCTTAGTTTCCCAAGACTTAATTCTAAACATAATAAAAGCACCTACATAAGTAAGTGCTTAAAATTTATATATCTTATTTTTTACCTGGTTTCCATCGGTGTCCACATTTTAAACAAGTTACAATAACTTTATTCTTTCCATGCCCTGCCGCTATAGCTCCATATGCTCCTACAGTTGCTACCCCTAAAGCACCCTTTGCTAAACTAAACCCTTTTTTATTAGCTGTAATTGATGTACTACCACATTTAGGACAACGTGCTACATTATCATCAACTTCATCCGTTTTCTTAACTGATATATTTTTTAATGGACATTCATTAAATGTGGTTTTTACAGCATTCCAAGACGCTTTTAATTCTTCTCTTTCCTTTAATGTTTTCTCCCTAGCAATTTCTTTTTCATACTCTTTTTGCTCTTTAAGTAATTCTTTTTCTATTTTCATAGATTCTTCTAAGCTTATATTATTACTATATGCTTTAAGTTGACAATCAAATAAATTATATGTTTTTAACATTGCTCCTTTAGTTGAGAACTTAAATGAAATAGATTCACCATTTCTAAATCCTAATTCAATAGTTGTATTGTATTTTTCTATAGCAGATAAGTTCTTTATATCAAAATACTCTTTGGGGCCAAAAGTTACATCAAGATAAATACCATTAGAATATACATACAAATTACATGTTTTACCTTTTTCAATTGTGGTGCCACTCACTATCTCAACAACTGCATTTCCACCCTTTAATAATTTATTTCCGTCTTCCTTAATAAGTTCTTTAAATTTTTTTTTATCTACTAACATATAAACCCCCGCCCCTTTTTTATCACTAATACTATAATATACTAAAAATAGGAATAATAAAAGCACCTACTCTTTATCTAAGTAAGTGCCCTCTATTGATTATTCTTTTGATATAGAATATCGTCATATAACTTGTATAGCCTTAATCCTAAATCATTAACAGTATCTTGATTATCCATACCATGCAATACTATTTCATCATTTATTAATAATTGTACTTCTCTAAAATCCTTAGTATCTATACTAAATTCAATATAATCGTCTATTTTAACTCTTTTAATTATATATTGATTAACTTCCGGTACATTGATTAGTAAATCAAATAAACTTTTGTTTAGTTTAAATTTCATAATAACTTTCCTCCTATCTTTATGGATTAGTTTGAATTAAAACTCCCGTATTAGGATTTATTGAAACCATACATCTATCTGTTACAAGCTTTATACTATTAGGGTCAGTTTTTCTTGTTCTAACCACACCATTTAAAATAGCATTTTTAATATCATTAATTGCAACTCCATCCCTAGGTCTACCAGTATCTGGGTCTTTAGATGTTCCAAATACTCTTTCTATAAAGTGCTTGCTTTGTTCCTTTATTTTAATCCCATTTGAAGTAGTTAATCCTATAATATCAGTATCAATAATATTTTTATATTCTTTATACTGGCTATATGGAGTAAAAATAGATATCATATTATTTGACCTAGATTTCACATAGTCCTTAACAAGATTCCATTCATTACTATCATTATACTTCATTTCTCTAAAATCTGTAAATGACTTAGGAGCATCTTTACCAAGTATTTCTTTATACTTACTGTATTGTTTTCTATCAGATGCCTTATTCTTAATCATCTTCTCAAATACTTCTGTTTTATCTTTGCCATACTTATCAACTACAAACTTATCATACCATTCTTGATACTTCATATCTCCAGGTACTGTATAAGTTTTACCTGTCTCTGGGTCCCTTGCTCTTCTTTGTAGTCTTTCCATATTCCTAAAGTATGCTCTTGTTGTACTTCTACAGTATGGATGTAATGGAGGTAAATTACTTCCTGTTCTTAACTTATCTACTTTTATAAGTTTACCATCCATACTTCTACAGATA